TATATGTTTAATAAATCTCACGCTGTTGCTTACTCTATGTTGTCATATCAAACAATGTGGTTGAAGGTGAATTACCCATTGGAATTCATTTGGTCATTACTATACAATGAATCAGCGTCAGATAAGATTACTGCGTACCTTATGGAAGCCCAGCGTTTGGGGTTAACCATATATGGTCCCGACATTAACAAGTCTGTTGAGTTCTTCTCTATGTCACTACCAGGCGAAGAAGATGGTATTCGCTTTGGTCTTTCCAATGTTACTGGCTGTGGTAGCAGTGCTATCAAGGAAATTTTCCAAAAGAGACCGTTTAATTCATTTGAGGAGTTTAGTAATAAGTGCTCCAAGTCATCTATTAAAGCTCCGCTAAGGGAAAGCTTTGATAAGGTTGGTGTATTCAAGTCTATTGGTCATGTATCGCAATTTGATCACGAGAAATACTACCTACCTATACTCGGGTTCCCTATTGCTGCTAGTTCTCATAAGACAGAGATTGATGAGTTCGTAGAAAGCGCTAATGAATTCCACGAAACAATGTCAAACATTACACTTATCAAGGCAGTGGTGCGTTCTACAAAGAAAGCTACAGGATACCTGAGAGTTGAATTTGAAGATCACTCAGGATCTTGTACCGTGTTTGGCGAGCGTAATACTGAACTGGCACAAAGGGATTATGTTTACGCTTTGATCGGTGATAGAACATTACATGCTTACTGTGATGTCTATGAAGCCGAAGATTCCAACCTGTTTAACATTATGATGCTCAAGAAGCACGGCATTGACCACAAGTACGCTTGGCTTTACGATCATGGTATTGGTTATGTAAGTGATGAAAAAACTCTTGCATATATTTTTAACATTAGGAATTTCATTACATCATCTGGTAAAGAAATGGCAAGCGTGTATTGCTGGGATGGTAAGCAATTCTTTAAGATTGTAATATTTGCAGCAGTTTATAAGAAGGTGAAGCAAATGCTGAAAGAGCATATGTGGTATGCCATTCGCTTAACACCTGTTGAGGATAAGAATAGTTTAAACAGGCTTGACTCGTTCAAACTTGAGTCAGCAGATAAGATTATCCCAATTGATGATTACATAAAGAGGAAAAATTTAGTAGAGGTAGGGGTTTAGTGTTACTTACAATCTACATCCCGACATACAAGAGGGATTCTTTAGATGACTGTTTAAACAGTATCATATATCAATCTAATTCTGACATTGAAATTATTGTATCTGATAATGACCAAGATGGGTATGCAAAAGACATAGCTTATAAATATAAGAATTATGTGTCTGATTACTCTATCAGAAAGCAAAACATTGGTTGCGATGGTAATTGCCTGCATGGTATTACTGCTGGCACTGGCGATTATGTTTGGGTTATTGGTGATGACGATGTGTTGATTCCTGGAGCAATTGACACTATAATGCCCATGCTCAATGGAGTTGATCGTGTGATGCAATTTTCTCCGTATTCTGGAGAAGTATTACCTGGTTTTTCTGGTACAATGATTGAGTTGATAAATAATCTTAACGATAAATCATATGTAATTGCTGCAACATTGGCGAGCATGAATGTATGGAAAAGAGAAGTTATGGATTTTAAAACTGGGGTAAAGCATCTTGATTCCAGAAATGTGTTGGCTTGGGCTGGTATTGGTTGTAAAACGGTAAGTGTTCCAGCAGTGCCTACTGTTATTGTTAATGATACAAATCTTTTTCATTTTAAAGATTTTGATAATGTAATGTTTGAGTACTGCGATGCTTTGTCTAGTATTGATGGTGTTGAGAAGTTTACATTTGATAATGCTAACAAATGGAATTTTGTTAGTGCATCAATGGAGGCGAAATGATTGTATATACAGGTGGGACATTTGATTTATTTCACTCTGGTCATGCCAGATTGTTGGAAAGATGCAAGAAAGCTGCTGGTGATGGTGATCTAGTTGTATCTGTTAACCCCGATGAGTTCTGCTCTCAATACAAAGAACCTCCAATCTGTAGTTTATCTGAAAGAATGGAAGTTGTTTCATCATGTAAATGGGTGGATAAAGTAATTGTAAACTCAGGCGGGGCTGACTCTAGACCTGCTATCATAGAGGCAAAAGCCGATCTAGTTATTGTTGGTTCAGACTGGCAGAGCAAAGATTACTATAAGCAAATGGGATTCACACAAGAATGGCTTGATGAGCATAATATCGGAGTGATGTTCGTTCCGTATACAGAAGAGATTTCAACAACAATTATTAAATCAAGAATACTAGACAGAATGTTTCAATAGAAGGAGAAATATGTTACTTGTAGATAAAAGAAAAGGCGATACAATGCCGATCCATGATGTTATCCCGACCCCTAGTGTTGGGCTCAATCGTGCGTTAGGTGGTGGATTAAATACTGGTGCGACTCATTTATTCTGGGGTACTCCTTCTGTTGGTAAAACAACTATGTGTTTTAGAATTATGGCTGAGGCGCAGAAGATGGGGTATCGCCCGATTATTGTTGATTCAGAATCTTCTTATAGCGATGTATATGCAGAGAAGTGTGGTTTAGATATTTCCGATGTAGTGGTAATTCAATCCACTATTGTTGAAGATATTATGAAGAGTTTGATTGGGTATTTGACTGATGACAAGGAGAAACATATCTTCTTGTTTGATTCGTTGTCTAATATCGTGAAGGAAGAGTTTTATGATAAGCCTGAAGGTGGTAAGGCGATGGGCTTGTCTGCTCGTTCGCAAGGCTACTTTCTGCAGAAGCTGGTGAACTATCTCCATAAAGAGCGCAATATTATGTTGTTTGTTGCTCACCAAACGGTTGATTTGAGTGGTATGTATGCTATTACCAAGGCTAAGATGGGCAATGTTGTGCATCATAATATGCATAATATTGTTAAGCTTTTCCTCTCTATGTCTAAGGGCGAGATGGAGCGTGAAGCAAACAATATGATTACTTCGCAACGGGCTGTGTGGACTATTGAAAAGACTAAGCAGTTGCCTACGATTGGTTCTACTGGGTATTATTATGTACTCCCTCAACTGGGTCAGATTGATACTCGGCGTGAATTAATTGATATTGCGATTGAAATGAATGTGATTGTTCGTAAAGGCGCTTGGTATACCTATGAGGAAAGCAAGTGGAATGGCATGGGAGCTATTGAATTGACTGAGAAGCAAGTCAAGGAGATTCAAAAGCTTATCACGGCGTGATCTTTTCGGTTCATACCGACCAGCATATTAAAGATGCTGTAGATATTTTTGGGTATGCCTATGGATATACCAATATTGTAAAGCATTTTAATCAGTTCACTTATCGTGGTAAGCAGTTAGAGGTTGTTGAGAATGATCCTGCTGCACAGATTCAAATGTTTTATATGGAACCTGAATGGCATCATCCTATATCTGGTCAGGATTTCCGTCAGTCTGGTTTTAGGAAACATCACGATCACCAGTATAAGATTAATGGTACATATCTAGAAGCGACTAGGGTTTGGGATTGGTGGATTCCTACCATGAAAACTTTTGATGAGATATGGGTGGGTAATCAGTTTTCCGCTGATGCTGTTGCTAATTCTGGTGTTGAGACTCCTACATTTATTTTTGAACTTGGTGTTGATGATATGTGGAAACCTTTTAAGCGTGGCGGTAGAGATAAGATTCGTTTTCTGCATGTTGATTCCGATAGCCCTCGTAAAAGAGCCGACCTTGTTGAGAAAGCTTTTACTACTTTATTTAAAGACAGAAATGATATTACACTTACGCTAAAATATCATGGGAGTGATGGGTTCAATGTTATGGATTTATTTAAGGCAGATGAGCCTTCTAATATTACAAAAATCTATAAAACATTGAGTCAACCAGATATGGTAAAGCTATATCATAGCCATGATATCTTAGTCTACCCTACAGAGGGCGAGGGGTTCGGGCTAATCCCTCTTCAAGCTTTGGCTACGGGGATGCCAACGATTTCAACGAGCAGGTGGTGCTCATATGAGAAATATCTGGGTGGAAATATCATTGAGTCCTCACTCGGTAAAACACAGCATACTGGCTATCACACTGGCGATGTCATTCTTCCAGATTTTGATTCAACTGTTGAGCTGATGAGAAATGCAGTTGATAATTTTGATGCTCAGTGTAATTTTTATTATAAGCAAGCTCCTGCTGTTATTAAAGAATATAATTGGCAAACCCAGTGTGATAAGATGCTGAAGTCTTTAATTAAGCGTGTGGGGATGTCTATGTTTGAGCCAATTGAAGCGATAAACAGAGACAGGTATATATATTTTCAAAATGGTGCTGGTTACAGCACTGGGTCTGGTATCTTCTTCTCAAGAGATTCCCCTATACAGAGAGTGTCTAATGATGAGTATAATCTATTAATGAGAAATTCTAACTTTAGAGACCCAACAGAAGAAGAAATAAGAAACAGAACTCTGGCATGATTATCATCGGTGTGAGATCCTATTTGTGCCCATGCGCACAACCAATTCCTCAAAACCCTGTTTGCGGGGATAGAGGAGTTGAAGAAGATGATTAGGTGGTCTTTATGTTCAAAAAGAAGTTGGATAAATTAACAAGAAGGATTGAGGATGCAGAGAAGGAAATCGCTGCTCTTCGTGTACAATATATTTTAATGAAATATGATCGCAATAGATTGAAGGAGTTGCTAGGTGAAAAGAATGAATCGGCATAGTGCAATTTTTATTGCAGGTCTTGCTATCTATATTACTTTTATCATTAAGTTGATTTTGTGAAAAGAACTGAGCAAGAAGAGATCAAGAGGGATAAAGCGAAGGCTGTAAAGAACTCTGGTCGTGGTCTAAGAAAGGGTGATGCTTCGTTGAATAAATTTTTGCTTGATTATAAACATAATGAAAGAACATTCACTCTTACATTAAAAGCTTGGAATAAGATGCGTAAAGACGCATGGAATGCTAATTATAAATATCCATGCATTTCTGTTGTGTTCGGGGAGAACTCTGAGACAAAGGTTGCTATAATAGACTGGGAAGTGTTCCAAGAGCTAGTGAAGGGAAGCGAGTATGAGTAGGGGATATAAATATAGTTTATTCTGTGATAAGTTGTCTGGCTATAAATCAATTGGTTTTGGCATTGGGCATGATGACGGATATATCGGATTGTATATATTGTTTTGGATGGTCGGAATTCAAAGAAAGAAGGTAGAAGGATGAGTCAATACGGGAATCCAATGTTCTTCCAGATATTAGAAGAACTGAGAGCGCTTCATACAAAGAAAGGGCAGGACTATGGCACTGCGAGCGATCCTCTTGCCAATGTTCGTGCTTCAGTTGATTGGGGTGTTCCAGGTTGGGTCGGAACTTTAATCCGAGCAAATGACAAAGTAATCCGTTTACAAAGTGCGGCTAAGGGAAGTAAATTAGTCAATGAAGGTGTTGAGGACTCACTTATAGACCTTGCATCGTATGCAATTATTGCTCTTGCTCTATACCGTGAAGATAACGATATTAAGCAAGCTATGGTATTTACCGAAGATTTAAGAAAGAACTAACATGGCTGATATTATAATTAATAAAGAAATGCTGCAAGAGCAGATGGGTGATAAAGCAGAAGAATTTATGGAGTGTCTTCGCATAGTTGAAGACATAATTAATAATCCTGACCACTATCTAGGAATGCAGGCTGTCAAGTATGCTAATATATTAGCAGCGTATAGAACAGTGATGATTGTAAAGTCGCAAGCTTTTAAAAGAAAGTCTGCTGTTATGAATGATCAAGATAAGTTTGTTAATGACATATGGAAGACAATGTATGAAGCATTAGCGGAAAACATAAATGCTCTAAAACTCGCTGGGAAAGGCGGATATTAATGAAATCATTGAAGGTACTTAAACAACCGAAAAAGATTGCAGTTGTTGCTGAGGAGTTTTCAGATGCAGATCTAGTAGATAGTCTATCCAAAGCAATTGATGATTCATTGGCAGAGCGTAATCAACCTGAATTTAAAAAAGTAAATGGGTTTCACCCAAGCTATACAAACCAGTGCCCGAGGTACTGGAATTATTTGTTTACTGGCGTGAGCGTTACCCCAGACTTTAGACCACAAACTTATCGTATATTTGATAATGGTCATGCAGTTCACGACAGGATTTATAAATATTTTAGAGATATGGGCATCCTTGTTCAAGAGGAGATCCCAGTTTCGTATTCATCACCACCGATTGAAGGCACGGCTGATGGTATTATTAATTGGTATGGGGATAAATTGATTGAATTAAAATCAATTAGCTCCGAGGGCTTTCATTACAGAAAGCTTCATAACAAGCCAAAGGATGAACATTACAGACAGGCACAAATCTATATGGAGTGTTTGAATCTTGATAGCGGTTTCGTTATTTATGAATGTAAAAATAATCAAGAAATTCTACCTATTTTTATAAAAAAAGATCAAGACTATATTGACAAGTTATTTAAGAAATATAGAAATATTTATGGGAGTTACACAAGTGGTGACATCCCCGACAGACCATACAAGAGAACATCTAAGCATTGTTCTGATTGTAATGTTGCTGCTTTATGCTGGGGAGAAAGTGGTTAATGAAGAAAAAAGAATTTGTAGCAATCCAGATTGCGCAAAACAATTTATAGCAAAAGTTTATAATAGTATTTATTGCTCTGCTGAGTGCAGAAAGATTATTACTAACAAAAAGTTATTAGCAAATTATTACGAAAAAAAAGCTAATAAAAATAAAAAAAGAATTTGTAAAACAAAAACATGTACTGTTGTTCTTTCTGTATACAATAAAGAATTAATTTGTGAAAAATGTAAACGAGAGAGGTTTGTTCAACGATTAGTCGGCTGGGGTTGGGATGAAACCAAAGTACGAGATGGTATGTAATGAATCTTAAGAACATTGTACACAAGAATGATAGCAAGATATTGTCAATAGATCCGTCATCTCATTCCTTAGGGT